GTAAAAACAATACAAGAGTTAGAGGCTCGTATTACAGCATTGGAGGCAAAGTAATGACCAAAGCCAGAGAATTAGCTGACCTTATAGCCAATGTAAATCATGGTAGCTCGTTAAGGTCAAAGAATTTTATTCAGAATGGCGCACAAAACGTGGCACAAAGAGCAACGTCAAGCACAGGTCTTGGTGGAAGTTCAGGTTATTTTGTAACAGATAGAAATAAATTAGTTTTTAGTACATCAGGAAGACTAACGATGGAACAGGTTGCAGATGGTCCTAGTGGTTTTTTAAATGCAACTAAACTTTCTTGCACAACGGCAGATACTTCTATAAATTCAGGCGAGGTTGTTGCATTTTCTCAATACTTTGAAGGACAAAATTTACAGTCTTTGAAAAAAGGCACATCTGATGCTGTTCCTATAACTGTGAGTTTTTATGTAAAAGCAAATGCCTCTGCTACTTATGGTATGGAGGTATATGATTTAGACAATACAAGGTCTATTAGTACAACTTTTGATGTGACTACAGGTTGGACAAGGGTAGAGAAAACTTTTGCAGGAGATACTACAGGTGCTTTGGATGATGACAATGAAGGCTCTCTTGCTATATTTATTTGGTTACACGCAGGTAGCACTTATAATTCAGGAACACTAAATACTTCATGGAATAGTGTTACAAACGCTAATAGAACAGACAGCAATAATACATCTTTTTTTGACAGCACTAGTAGAACATTTTTCATCACTGGATGGCAGATGGAAATCGGAGAAAAAGCTACCGAATTTGAGCATATAAATGATTTTGGAAAAGAACTAGCCCAGTGCCAAAGGTATTATCAAGCGGAAAATTATGCCGACCATTATCGTGCAACGAGAACTACGGATGGTAACTCACAAATAGTTACAAAATGGAAAAAAACAATGAGAGCACAGCCCACAGTCACTACCTCTTTTGAAAATGCAACACCTTCAACACCCATTAATATACATGACACATGGGGTTTTACCACTTTAAATAGTGATGAAACAACAGACTATTATTTTAATGGTTGGACAGCAGATGCGGATCTATAATTATGTATCAATATCAGAAAAAATTAGACGGCTCAATTAGAGAAGATATAATACTAAGGGTAAGCGATGACCCAAAAGTCATAATTAGTATTCCATGTGACGAAAGCAACAGAGATTACATTGAGTATAAAGAATGGCTATCCAAAGGTAATAAACCAAAGGACGCTGATTAATGGAGATTAACCCGGTTATATTCTGGAATATTGTCTTAACCCTCATTATAGCTCCTGCATTTTGGACCTTCAGAGGGTTGATGTCAGAGGTCAAGCGTATTGACATTCTTCTCAACAGAACTCGGGAGGACTTCACACCCAGGTCAGAACTCAAGGATGAGATACATAATTTAAACGAGGCTATGCATCGGATAGAGGACAAACTTGAACGTCTACTTGATAAAAAATGATACAAATACTAGAGGATACGTCTAATGCTTGCGGAACTAGCGGCATTCAATGCGGCTTATGCAGTCGTTAAAAAAACTATTCAAAATACTGGTGAACTTACTCGCTGTGCAAAGCAAATTGGTGAGATTGTAGGAATTAAGGCTGACCTCAAGGAAAAGATGGACCGTAAGCGTAGTGGCTTTATGTCTAAGCTCAAAGGACAAACGGCTAATGACCTAGAGGAATTTCAGGCATTGGAGGAAATACGAGCGGCTGAAGAACAATTGCGAGAAGTCATGATTTGGGCAGGTAGACCGGGCTTGTGGACAGATTGGGTGAACTTTCAAATTGTTAAACGTAAAGAACGAAAGCGATTAAAGGAAGAAGAAAGAAAAAGAAACGAAGCAATTCTATTCTACACGGGCATAGCAGGTTTAACAGTAGTGTTGATCGGTGGTGTCGTAGGATTAGTGTATTGGGCTAAATTTTTAGGAGGAATGCAATGAACGAAACGATACCAGACAAAGAGACATATCAGAGTAATCGCAGGTGGATGTGTTGGTCTGCCTTGGGAATGATGATTGTATGCACGATAGCCACGATTTATGACCCACTGAGGATGGCTGAAGCAGAGAGTATATTGATGACACAGTACCTAGCATTAAGTGGTCTGGTGGGCAGTTATTTCATCATAGGAAAGAACAAATGATTGGCAGTATAATTAGTAGTGTAGCCCCAATTGTTGATAAGTTTGTTGAGGATAAAGATAAATCCAATGAACTTAAAGCACAACTAGAGCAATCCATTATTGGATTACAAAAAGCACAGGCTGATGCAAACATTGCCCAGGCTAAACATCCAAGTATTTTTGTAGCAGGTGCTCGTCCGGCTATCATGTGGATCTGTGCATTAGGGTTACTATGGTCATTCTTTATAGCACCTATTCTAAACTGGGCGGTGGTTGTAAGCGGATCAGATATCCCTCTCCCGGCTATACAGACTGAAGGTCTTTTAAGTTTAACACTTTCATTACTTGGGTTGGGTGGCATGAGGTCATTTGAAAAGTGGAAGAATGTAGCAAGAAACAATCTAAAGGATTAGAAAATCCACTGCTTAGATGGAAAGTAAAAAAACAACGTAAAAAACTAGAGGAGGTTTTAAAATGGCATTCAAACTATCACAAAGATCGCTCGGAAGATTGGACGGTGTTAAAAATGAAATTCATTCGGTGGTTGTTTCGGCAATCGGAATGAGCAACGTAGACTTTGGTGTTATCTGTGGTTTACGTACCCAGGAAGAGCAAGAGGATTTGATGGCACGAGGAGCTACACAAACATTAAAGTCTAAGCACCTTACCGGGGATGCAGTAGATCTCATGGCATACATAGGAAGCAGAGCATCGTGGGAGTTAAATCTTTATGATGATATAGCGGATGCTATGAAACAGGCGGCAATCAAACATGATGTAGCTATTAAATGGGGTGCTGCATGGAGCGTAGGAAATATTGCTGAGTGGGATGGCACAATGGAAGAGGCTATGAACTCGTACATAGATCTAAGAAGATCAGAAGGACGTAGACCTTTTATTGATGGTCCTCACTTTGAGTTGATGTAAAGAAAAGGCGGCTATTAAAGCCGCCTAGTTTATCGAACAGATTGACAAAATCATAGAAGTCTAGATTATAGACGATCCGTCTAGGTTTCGCAACACTATCATTGCTTGTCGCTTACCTTTTTCTCGATATAAATATCCCTTCTTTTCTAATTCTCTCAAATGTCTGTGAACCACTGACGGAGAAGCAAGTTTAAGTTTTCTACCGATCTGTAGAATGGTTGGGGCAACGTGCTTTTTTTCCATATGCTTGATTATAAATTTAAATACATCCATTTGACGTGTGGTCGGTGGTAATTTAGACATTGTACTTATTTGTGACATAATATTATTCATCGTAAGCTCCAAACTTTTGAGTGATTTGGTTGTACATTTCCACGTTGTTAGTTTTTAATTCTTCAAGTGGTATTTTATTATTAAGCTGTAAATATTTTAAGGCTCCTTTGCCATAATTTGGGTTACCGGCTTTAATAACATTACCCATGAATTCATCCATTTTAATTGCGAACTGATGAAGATCATTGATTGGAACATCCTGACCTCCAGGATATTTCTGTGTCTTAGGCAGTTTTAATGTGTACTTTGCCTTTCCTGCTTTTGAACCATCATCATCCTCATCCGCCGTGATACCTAGCAAGCAACTAATGCCATACCTTCTAGCATAAGTTAGTGCAGAACCCATTGACTGCATCGTCTTTCCAGTATCATTATTTACTGCATACCGTAGCGGTGTTCGGGTGGCATCTGTCCATCCAGAAACGTGCTCTATTTTTGTTACTAGAAACTCACCCTTCTCATCTTCACTTTGTTGATGAGAAATACGAAAGCCGTTAGCCTCTGCCAATGGAATAATATTATCCATGATGTTATCAAGGCTGACATATTTATAATTATGTGCCTTGGCATCTTTATGCAATCCGGGGATTGATGTACGGAATTTAACAAAGGCTTTAATACCTTCTATTTCATTTGTTTGTGTTTTACTCATTGTATTTTCCCTATTGGTTTTATGTTAAATCTGTAATGGTGAGATCCGGGTGTGGGTTCTGTCCACTTGCCTGGCTTTGCTTTTTTCTCCACCCTTTTATTAGAAATTATAAAGCCACCAATTGTTCCTGTGTCTGTTTCACAAAGTTTAAGAACTTTTATGAGTGCCTTTTTGGTCATTTCAATTTCCTTTTCTGTGTCAGATTTTTCAACTTGCAAAGAATTGTATTGATCAACTAAGAACTGCACATGTTCTTTTGTTTCCAATTGATCTAAGTCAGCAACATAATAATTAGTTTCTGGCAGTTCTATGTAGGGGTCATCCCTCTCTACCCGATCCCAAAATTCAACTACTTTCTCAGTAAGCTCATCAATAAACTCTTCATCTCGTTCATACGGATAGATTTCGAGCTCTAACTTTGGACCTAACTTTGTAATGCATCCAAATTGTGCTCCGGTACAAAGAAGCTGATGTTGAAGTTGGCAGTAGTAATCACGATGTGGTTCACCACTCTCATGTCCATCTGTTTTTATTTCATTAATGATAAGTCCTGACATACGTATCACTTCCTTAGTTATTGGATGCTCTATGTCCACATAGTCTTTGACAAACATTTTATGATCACAAGATGCCGCTACCGGGAGAGTTTTGTGAACATCTGCCTTATCGGTTGGAAGCTCTGTAACATCCTCACAGCTTTTTTTAACCTTTGCTAGGCAGTATTTTGCAAGAGGGTGTTCTAATATGTTTCCCCTCTCAATGGCTTTCTGTGACAATTTAAACGTGTCTGAACCCATATCTTTAGAGCGTACTCTTTGCCTATGCTCTTCTATTTTTTTGTTCCACCTATTTTCACCATACATAATGATGGCACTTTCAGAGGATCCCGTATGGGTAAAACTGTTAGTAAGTTTCCCGGCAGGTTTTTTATTGGTTTGTGAATTCATTTGCGTCTCCTGATATTCCGTAGTAGCATCCGTCACTTAACGCACAGGAGATCGTTAAGACGTAATATAAAGTTAAAAATAACATAACTAAACCGATTGTGTCTAGTACATTTGATCGATGTTTAACGAAAATTGAACCAGTCAACCTGGTCAAGTAAGTCAACAAAAATAACCACTGAGTAATCGCACTTAACGTATTATATATTATGCGACTTTTAAAGATCCGTTCCTTTATTCTATTGTACATTGTTTTGTCCTTTCCTGTACATACCCTACACGGGTGTACCTCAATATATTTTATACACTAGACGTACCCGTCTAGAATTTATTTTATGCCCTTATACGACCCATCTGGGTCCATACCGGCTTCTCTCTTTAAATGCTGAGAGGTATGGGTAACGTGCATTTGAGCTTGGAATAGTTTGTCCATGTCATTACTATCTTTGGTCGCTAATACTTTGTCTAACTTCTTAGCTAGATTTCGCATTGCAATAGACGCACGTTTAATCTGCATCCGAGTAACTAATGGTACTGTAATTCTGCACCCAAACTTTAAGCCCCTCGTCATCAGATAATGGTTATCTTGCCGAAGCTGATGTTCATAACGTAGTCGCTGATAGGTAGTCAATTTCCTTGGCTCCTGTTCCTCGGTCTTTAAACTACCTATGTAGTCACTACTTCTAATCACTATTTCTTCTTTCTTTCCCATTCCTTACCCTTTTAGTATGGTTTAAGTTAATATTCTATGAAAAGGTTTGAACACAGAGTTAAAACATCATGTTCGAACATCGTGTTTATACTTTTTGTTTAATGTTATCCTGTAGATTTTTTAATCTGGTGTTAAATCTATCTATTTCTTTGTTACTAACCATTATTTTTGGTAAATACTCATCAAAAAACTGGTTTAGATTATAACCAGTAATCATTTCTGCTCTATAAATTGCTTTATCAAAAATATAAAACTGGAGATAATGTAGAGTTTGCCAGTTTGTAGCCTTGATTGATGTTGGATAATAAACACTATTATTGCCTTTGTTAAATACCTCGAGATAACCGGCACTTTCCGCATCTTTCACAATTCTGAGCAATGTTTGCATGACCGCATTGGTTTCAAGTTCAATAGACTTCAAAGCTTTCGCTCTACCATTGATTGAAGCTTCAACAGCATAGGCTAATACCATTCTATAATTTTCTGATTGGCTCCAAAATTTTTGAGCCGAATGACTTTGTGGATTTCTTTGTACACTTTTCATACGCTTCCAGTAATTAATATCTTCACTCAATAAAGCTTTAGAAAACCGCATAAACTCTGTATCAATTTCATTTAACACGTCTAGATTTTTACTCGAACTTGGACTTTCATCAATATCACAAACCTCTGTCAAACTAACTACATTCCTATCTTTATTCATTTGTTTATCCTCTTTACAATATTAGAAATAGTTGACGCATGCCATTCACCACCCTTGGCAGTTTTCTTGCCACGAAAATTAAAATCTTCTGCTATATCCCGGTAACCCATTCCCCGGTTTATTCTGTCCTGGATTTCTGGATACCAATAAGCGGCATGGGCATCAGCTTTGGAAATAGTTATCTTAGTCGCTTGCTTCCGTGCCTTCTCCATCTCACCATGAACACCGAGCTTGGTAATCTTCTTACCGAGTTTGGATAACTTAAATCCTTTGGCATTTATCTCAGCCTTGATAGCGTCCAGAGACTGCTTTGTTTTGAGACTAATTTCTTCCCTATATTTCTGGTCACTGTCAGCTTTATCTAGAAGGAGCTTCATCTTAATATCATCCGGCACCTCTTCTAGGAGTGGTTGCTCTGCTACGATTAAGGAACACTTACCTTTAGACATTTGTTCCACAAAGAACTTCTCTGCCATGTATCGCTTACGAGCAAAACGAGAAGTATCAGATATTATTATAGTACCCTTCCCTCCCTTACGTTTATTCTTGAATGCATCCGACAAGCACTGTTTCAATGCCGGTCTTTCCTCTGGGTCCAGTGAACCACTGTAACCCTCATCGATGTACCATTTGAGTGTATAATCACCGCCATTAAGGTATTTCTTAATGATATGTTGCTGTCGGTCTAGATCCTGCTTCTCAGTACTGACCCGGACGTAAGCGTGATAGACCCCTCTATGTGGCTTCCCTGCTTTAGTCATTATTCTTCTCCTATTCCTGGATCTCTAACGGGATGTTGTGATACTTACAGTAACCAATAACGGCATAGAATTTAGTATCGTCATCACCTGAATGGAGTAAGACATTAGAAACTCCACTGTCATCAACTACAATGTTAAGCCAGAAAGTATCTGTTTCATCACAATGCCATGAATACATTCTTCCGTCACTTGTGTTCGTAGAAAATGTTGCACCTGCTATAGCTGAGAATGATGCTATGAGTTCTACAAGTGCGTCCTGTTGCTTTGTTAACTTTTTAAATGTCATTTAGTGCTAACTCCTTTCCTAAAAGTTTCTCACTATACAACATATATATCATTCTGATAGCTTGTACAAGTACTAGATGCTCCTTTTAGTAAAAAAAAGTGAAACAAAAGAGAAAAAAGGTTTAATTACAGTAAGATGACAGAACAAAATAAAGCATTATTTATTCGAATATCACCTGCCTTACACAAAAAATTGGGGGAACAGGCTCATATTGAGAGGAGAAGTGTAGCATCTCTCTGTGAGGTTTTATTAACTCAAGGGATGCAAGGTAGGTATCAAAAGGACAAGGTGCCACTCAATGACCGGCTCAATAGAATGGTAGGTGAGCACGGTGGGTGGAATGGCTAATTATAGCAAATACCGAGCGGTACGAACCAATGTAGACGGGATTTGGTTTGCATCCAAGAAAGAGGCAAGGAGATACCAAGAGTTAAAGCTTTTGGAAGAGGCAGGTGAGATCAGTCACCTAGAATTACAACCAATATATGAGATCAATTATAAGGGAGAAAAGATATGTCGTTATCAGGCGGATTTCAGGTATTTCGATCAGAAAAAGAATATGCGAGTGGTGGAGGATGTGAAGGGAATGAAAACCCCGGTGTATCGCTTAAAGAAGAAGTTGGTCGAGGCATTTTATGCCGGAACCAAGATAATGGAGGTCTGAGCTTACGGGATATTAAGTGGGCAATAGAATACACCACCAAGGTTTCGTTTGAGCAGTACAAAGTAGGAGACAGGGTTATGGGCAAGTTACTTAAACTACGAGTTATGTTTACGTCATTATGTCGTAAGTTCTTGGAGTATAGCTATCCTCAGATAGGTCGCTTGTTTAGTAAAGATCACACGACTGCTGTCTTTTATAAAAAGAAGCATGATCAGTACAAAATGGATCCGGAATACCTGGAGCAATACAATCAGATTGAGGCAAATGTAGAAGAGATCCTGAAGCAAAAGCGTAGCCAGGAGGATAACGATGTATCATGATGGTGTATCTCAGGATGTTGTACAGGTTGGTATGAGCGTTAAAGACTTTGCCAAGATGGTAGGTATTACTCATAACCATGCTCTGAAAGTAATAAGAAGTGGTGAGGTTCCATCATGGAAATTAGGTGGTCGTTATGTTGTACATAAAACTTATGTAGAGAAGTATCTCAACAGCATACAGCGGATTGATCATGGATGCCCGGACTGTTGGAGCTATGAGAGATTACTTGTCCTAGAATACGAGAAGCAAAGACATTTATTAAATGCTCTTGAAAATTACAAAGACAGTAAATCTTTCTATCAAACTCTGACCAAGAGATTTAAGCGTACCCCCGTCAAAGTGACGTTCAAGTCTGTCAATGGAGACTAAGATGTACGTTCTGATGGTGTTTATGAATTTTACGGATCCTGATGCTTGCCAGGCAATGGCAGATAAGTATTACCCGGATGAAGATGTGAAATGTACTATGTTTATACGTCAGCTCCCAACTTATATGCCGCCTCCTCTCAACAGACCTGAGATGTGGAGCTGTAAGTATCGTCCTACACTATGTTTAAAGCCGGAACAGGATTAGTTATGAGAGATAGTGAAGAGCTAGAGCAGATTAAGGAGGCACGGTATGAGGTATTGCGTCCACCAGTAGAGCACTGTAGATCTACGAATAATAGTTTGCCACCTTCTGGGTATTCTATACTACCTTCCCGGATCTTTGCTGATGCTAGGATAGGCGGCGCCGCTATAAGAGTAATGGGTGCAGTATGCTGTCATGCGAATGGTAGAAGTGGGTTAGCTTATCCCAACCAGATGTCTATTGCTAAGAGATTAGGTATATCTCAGCAGGGTGTATCACGGCAGATGGTAACACTGGAGAAGTGCGGCTATTTAGAGAAGGTTATTAAAGAATATGCATTGCGTAGCAAGGGAAGAAAGGGAGCTACCTGGAGGATAATCTATGATCCGGGTGTGACAACTGAAGATGTTATTGCTCATAACAAACCCGAATATCTAGAGGTTCAGGATGCTGAAGATACCATAAATAAGGTCAATGAAGAGACAAAGTTATCCACAATTCCACAACCTCATGTTGTAGAAGATAGTACAGTTTCACAACCTGACGTTGTGCCGCTTACTCACAACCCCCAGGTAGTAGATAAGCTTATAGAACTAAAGAATAAGAAGAGTAAGAGAGAAATCGCTACAGAGATATGCAATCGATACAGTCACGAGCTAGAAAAAGAATTTGGAGGGAGAGGGCTTTGGGTACATGACACGAGACAGGAAGCCATTGTCGAAGGTTACCTGGAAAAGGTTAGTGAAGATAAGATACTTAAAGTCATAACCAGTTCTATTAAACATCATAGCAAACAACAGAAACGTCCACCGTATAGTATGAAGTTCTTCGAAAACGCATTGATAGCCAAGGCTATGGACGTTGCATCGATCATTAAGAGGACAGCAAGTAAGAAGAAGATCCGTACTGTTCCGTTTACTAGATGAACGTCTAGGATGCAGAACAAAGGTAAATAAATATGAAAGGAGCTAGTAAAATAAAGGACCGCCAGACCCCTCTGATGAAAAGGCACCTTACCCTCCCCCGGGGGTCTGACATACATACGGGGGTCTCACAAAACTATTTTTCAAAAAACAGGAGTAAAAATGAATAAAGTAATGCTTATAGGAAATCTTGGTAAAGATGCTGAGATACGAACATTTCAAAACAATACAGATAAGGTCTGTAATTTTTCCATAGCAACTACAGAGAAATGGAAGGATAAAAACACCGGCTCTAAACAAGAAAAAACACAATGGCATTCTATTGCAGTGTTTAATCAGAGCATGATGGGTATGTGTGAAGCCTATCTCAAAAAAGGAAAGCAGGTACTGGTCGAGGGTCAGCTAGAAACCCGTAAGTGGCAGGATCAATCCGGCAATGACAGGTATAAAACAGAAGTAGTGGTGAGGAATTATTCCGGCGGTATTACGTTACTGGGTGGTCAATCTGATACATCACAACCAAATCTTCCAACTGGAAATGATATAGACGATGAAATCCCGTTCTAAACCAAAAAATAGACTACCTCTTCCAAGCCTAAAAGACTTGGGCAGTGTCCGAAAGATAAGACGTAGCGTGGGTGGATCAGATGTTATTTATGACAACCGGGATATGTTAGCCCAGGAATTGATAAATCTTTCTACAGCAAAAATTTCGGATGTTATGACCTGGACAGCAGATGGTCGGACAGTGGTTAAATCGTCTGATGATATACCTGAAGCCGTTCTCGCCGCCATAAAAAAGATCCGGGTTATTCCCAGTGAACTTGGCAATACGATTGAGATTGAAATGATCGACAAGGTGAGAGTGTTGCAGACACTAGCCAAGGCATCGGGTCTGTTGGAGCAGGAAAGAAATGTAGATAAGCCGGCAGTCGTAGAAGTGCAGATGGTAGGACCAACCGATGACACTTGAAAATTTAGCGAGACTGAGAATACGAGCAGAACTCCGATATACGGTGGACATGAAAAGATTAGCCACCCTACTAAAAGAAGAATTGAGCACAGAAAATTACAATGAATTAAAAAAATTTATGGAGGTAGATGATGGAAAAAGGTGACCATATAGATGATGAGAAACCCCTACGATTTCAGACGCAGAGAGAACGTGAAGGTCAAAGAGAGAAGATGAAATGCTGTGAGTGTGACAGCGTGGGCATATATTGGAACGAAAAAAGAAATCTGTATTACTGTCAGGAGCACAATCCACGTAGACCAATCTCAGAAGAATTTGCCCTAAAACCAATTGCAAGGGATAAATCTCACATCTATGCATTTTCTAACAAGGCAAAAAATCCGCAAACTGCCGATAGGTTTAGAGAGATAATTACTAAAAAATCAACAAAGGTAACACAGTATGAGTAATTCCCGTATTACACCCACCGGTGGCATGAAGCTAGACTTTTCTAAGTCACCTGTTCTCTGGAAATTTTTGAATGATAAATCTTTTATAAAATCCATTATGGGTCCGGTGGGTTCGGGAAAATCCTATGCCTGTTGTGCGGAGTTGTTTAAGATTGCGGCTAATCAAAAGCCCTCCCCCAGAGATGGAATTAAATACAGCCGGTTTGCTATTGTGCGAAACTCCTACCCCATGCTTAAAACCACTACTTTGAAAACCTGGTTGGAATTATTTCCGGAAGATATTTGGGGAAACGTACACCATGCCCCACCAATCAAGCATCACATAAAACTTCCCTCACGAAATGATGCCGCCGGGATAGATATGGAGGTGTTATTCTTAGCCTTAGACCAACCTAAAGATGTGCGAAAACTTTTATCTTTAGAGCTTACTGCCGCTTGGATAAACGAATGTCGGGAACTGCCGGTACAAATTATTCAGGGATTATCACACCGGGTAGGAAGATACCCTACGAAAGCAGACGGTGGACCCACTTGGCGAGGAGTTATCCTTGACACTAACCCTCCAGATGATGATTCTTGGCTTTATGAATATGCAGAGAAAACAAAACCTAAAGGAAATTTTAAGTGGAGTTTTTACAAACAACCAGGAGGAGTTGTAGAGGTCAACCCCGATAAGGTGCCAAAGGATAACCCCGAAGCCCAGGGATTTAATTTCTCAGCCGGAAGATGGTGGAAAACCAACCCCAAAGCCGAGAACCTCGACAATTTACCCAGTGGTTATTATGAGCAAATTTTGGCAGGAAAAAACCTTGACTGGATCCGTTGTTATGCCGAGGGTAAATACACCTATGTGCAGGAAGGTAAACCCGTCTGGGCTGAGTATGACGATCACTCCATGTCCACAGATCTGGAAAAAATTGATAATGTTCCCATACAAATCGGACTAGACTTTGGTTTAACTCCGGCGGCAGTCTTTGGGCAGAGAGCACCTAATGGCAGATGGCACATTCTCAGAGAATTGGTAACCTTTGACATGGGGCTAGAACGGTTTGTGACTATGCTCAAGCAGGATCTGGATACCTACTTTCCGGGGCATGACGTTATGATCTGGGGTGACCCGGCAGGTTCACAAAGAGATCAGATCTACGAAACCACCGCCTATGACCACTTACGATCTCAGGGATTATTAGCGAGACCAACGGCAACAAATGAATTCAAAACCAGAAGAGAAGCCGGAGCACTCCCCATGACCCGACTGATAGAGGGTAAACCTGGATTTATGGTCCATCGTGAGTGTTATCGACTGCGAAAAGCCCTTGCCGGTGGGTATCATTTTAAGAGAGTAGCTATTGGTACACAGGAAAGATTTAAGGATGTTCCTAGCAAAAATATGCACTCCCACGTTGCGGATGCATTGGGATATTTATTGTTGGGTGGGGGCGAACATAAGACAATGACCAGAGGAGCATCGCCAAATTTTGGTACACAAGCTAATGCATGGGTAGATTGGGATGTTTTCGCCTGAAGAAATAGAAGAAATTTCTACATTAGACGGCAAAAGTGGACGTATTGTGGCATTTCACCCCGATCATCTGCTAGGGGCTCCACTTAGACCCCTCGATGCCCCACTCGTAGCAGAAAATAGGCATACTTTAGTGGAGAGATTGCCCCAAGGATACAGTTTTACGGCTTTAGTAGACGGCAAAGTGTACGCTATGTTTGGCTTAGTTCCCTTCTGGAAGGGGGTTTATGAAGCTTGGTTGATACCTACCTCTGACTTAGACGAGCACAAGTTCAAAATGTGCCGTACTTCCCTTAAATTTTTTGAATATACAGCCAAAATACTGCGAGCTAGACGCTATCAGTGCTACGTTCATTCGCAAAACTTTCTCTCTATTCGATGGATTGAGATGATGGTATTCAAGAAAGAAGGTGAAATGAAAAATTTTGGACATGATGGGTCGAATTATCAACTTTATGCGAGGTATTTTTAGATGGGTTTTATCTTTGGTGGTAGTAAAAAGTCAGAAGAAAGCGTCCAAGCCGAAGCTGACGCAAACGAAAGTGTCCAAAAGCAGGAACAAATCGTTGCTCAACAAGAAGCCACAGAAAAAAAGAAAACAGCGGCAAAGCAAAGAGCACTCCTAAGTGGTTCTTCTATGAGAGCGTTAGTCTCTCAGGATAGGGAAGATCCTCTGCTAGGCAACCCCAATATGCCGTTGAGAAATAAACTTGGACCAAGACGTAACCCACGAGGTTTAGGGTGAAAAAATATATCCGTAACCCCAGAAAAATGGAGATGACGAATGCCGGAAGTGCAGTACAAAACGACAAAGGGAACGATGAAAAAAAAGTTCAAGTACACGAAGAAGGGAGTAGCGACAGCAAAAAAACTAGCGAAGGAAACGGGGGGAAAGATTAAAATGAATAGGTCAAGCTATTGAAACTTTCCAAGGATATTCTTAAAAAACGCTACGAAAAAGCGATGGCTCACAAAGACGAGTGGAGGGCTGTCTATGAAGATGCCTACCGTTATGTCCTACCTAACCGCAATTTGTACGACGGCAACTACGAAACGACTGCTCCAAAGAACGATAAGATGTCTAGGGTCTACGATTCGACTGCTATTTCCTCTACACAAAAATTTGCTAATAGATTACAAGCTGGCATCTTCCCTATTCAGCGTCAGTGGTGCAGATTAGTACCCGGTCAGGAAATCCCTGAAGAACGTCATGTAGAGATACAACGTATCCTCGATGACTATTCCGACAAGATGTTTGATATTCTCCGTCAGTCTAATTTTGACATGGCTATGGGTGAACTTCTTCTAGAACTTTGTATTGGTACGGGGTGTATGCTCATACAACCGGGTGATGAACTGCAACCTATCCGATTTACGGCTATTCCCCAGGCATTAATTGCGTTTGAAGATGGACCGCACGGGGTCGTGGATAAGGTTTATCGGAGACACATGATTGCCTTTGATAATATTGACCGAGAGTTTCAAGATGCAGAAATTCCACAAGAGATGGCACAAACCTATGAAGGTAGGGGTAATGAAAAAGTCGAGCTTATGGAAATCACCTGCTACGATAAAGATGAGGGTGTGTATCACTACCATGTGTTAGACAAAGCCGGTAAGCATGAACTGGTTTATAGACGGCTAAATTCTTTTCCTTGGGTCGTGGCGAGGTACATGACAGCCGCCGGTGAGAGATACGGAAGAGGTCCGGTGCTCACAGCATTACATGATATTAAATCACTTAATACTCTCAAGGAATATTTTTTTAAGAATGCGTCACTTTCGATTGCCGGTGTTTATACCGCGATGGATGATGGTGTTCTTAATCCGAATTCAATTAAGTTAGTACCGGGGGCGATCATACCCGTAGCCAGAAATGGCGGCAATCAGGGATCTAGTCTACAGCCCCTGCCCCGGTCTGGTGATCCACAATTATCACAGATTAGTTCACAGGATCTTATAGCATCTATCAAAGCAATATTGATGGATGAAAGCTTACCGCCTGATACGATGTCCGCACGATCAGCCACTGAAATAGCGGAACGCATGAAACAGTTATCCCAAAACTTAGGAAGTAGCTTTGGTAGGTTAATAAATGAGATTATGTACCCGGTGGTAAGACGCACACTTGAGTTGATGGATGAGATGGGCATGATAGAACTTCCGTTATCTGTCAATGGGTTACAGATTAAAGTTGTACCGGTAGCTCCCATTGCTATGTCGCAAAATATGGAAAAACTTAGTGAGATTATGCAGTATGTGCAGATTTCTCAGCAGATGGGTCCAATGGGGCAAATGGTAATCAAGCAGGAAACATTACTTGATTATATCGCAGATCAATTGGCAATTCCGGCAGAAATCAGAACTACCCCAGAAGAGCGTCAGCAAATACAGGAAATGATGATGCAACAGGCACAACAAGCCGCACAAGCACAGCAACAGCAAGGAGCAATGAATGAAGGACCAGGCACAGGTAATCCGATCAATTAACTTTGACAGTGATGATGAGGAGATTGCCACAGTAAATTTTGCACAGCCTTCTCAACTCGATTTCTTATATGCAAATGTTTTCAATACTGCCGATGGTCAGAAGGTCTTGGAGCACCTCAAAAGCGTAACCATCGATCAGCCTTCTTGGTTTCCGGGCGATGATCCGTCATTCGGATATTCACGAGAAGGTCAAAACTCAATAGTCAGAGAAATAATAAACAGATTAAGGAGATGTAAAAATGCCTGAAGAAGCAACTCAGGAAGTTGAAGCCGTAGCCCCAGAAATTGGTATGGGAGCGTTGGTTGGAGAGGAAGAGAAGAATGAAAGCACTGAAGCGTCAGCCGATGACGAAAACTCGCACCTTGAAACAGATGCTGAACCAGAGGGTGATGACCCGGATGATGTGGAGTTTGTGCAACCCGAATGGCTCCCCGATAAATTCTGGGATCCGGAGAATGGTGTCCAGACGGAAAAACTAGCTAAGTCTTTCGCAGAACTGGAAAAGAAATTTAGTCGAGGAGATCACAAAGCCCCAAAAGAATACGATACAAAGTTTCTAGGGGAAGATATTCCACAAGATGATGAGATGCTTAACAACTACATGGACATGGCAAAGCGTTATGGATTTTCTCAGGATGACTTTCAAGGTCTGGCACAACAATTTATTGATGGAGCCAATCAGAAAGTTATGGATCAAAACGAGTATGTAGCAGAGCAAAAGAGACTATTAGGAAAAAATTCTGATGCTTTGGTAAAATCAAATATCACCTGGGCAGAGGGTTTAATCAACAAAGGAATAATAACCAAAGGAGAGTTTGAACTCCTTGATAAACTGGGTGGGTCGGCAGACGGAACACGCTTGATGCGTAAACTCCGTAACCTATCGGGTGAGCAGGAAATACCTATACCAAGTTTAACCGGTGAAAGAAAAACTACACAAGAACTACAAGCCTATGTGCAAGATCCCCGGTGGAAAACAGACCCGGCATGGAGAGCACAAAAAGAAAAAGAATTCTACGATAACATTCAATAGAGGTTGCTGTGGCTCCACGAAAGGGAAAAGCTAAAGTAAAAATTACCAGTACCGGTAAGAAAGTGAGCTATGGGCAAGCGGGTAGAGCTAAAGATGGTGGACCACGGGTCAGACCCGGAACGTCTAAGGGTGACAGTTATTGTGCTCGTTCTGCCGGTCAGATGAAAAAGCATCCTAAAGCCGCTAAAAATCCCAACAGTCCACTGCGGTTATCTCGTAAGAGATGGAAGTGTTCTGGTTCTAAATCAATGAGGTAAAAATGGCTGAACTTACAAAGCGTCAAAAAGAAACACTCTCTAAACATTCTAAACACCACACAGCAAAACACATGGCTTTCATGCGGAAGGAGATGAAAAAAGGAAAATCATTTACAGCGTCACACAAACTCGCACTCAAGAAAACAGGAAAGTAACAATGCCAAAAAAACCAAAGGGGCTTTATGCCAATATCCATGCTAAAAGGAAAAGAATATCCGCAGGTAGTGGAGAAAAAATGAGAAAACCTGGTAGCAAGGGAGCACCAACTGCTAAAGCCTTTAGACAATCTGCTAAAACAGCCAAGAAAAAGAAGTAGTACAAAAGCTAGAAGATACTTTTTGCTTGCGTTACAACATCATGTTGTGTTAATGCTGAAATAAGCGATAACTCATAGAGCCGCCCATTTTAAAAATTGGCGGGATTTTTCCCATAACCAGACAGTAAATTTTTTTATAGTTAAGGGAAAATATAACTATGGCAACTAATGTAAGCAGTGCTTTCCTGACGTTATTCGATGCCGAAGTAAAACAGGCATATCAGGGTGAAAGCGTATTAGCCGGCACAGTTCGTACCAGAACTGAAGTCGGTTCGTCTGTTGTAAAATTTCCGAAACTCGCCGCCGCACAAGCTAGTGAGCGTACACCTGGAGCTGAGGTAACCGCAGTAAATGCAAGTTTCAGCCAGGCATCCGTGACCCTCAAGGACTGGTCGGCATCAGAGTATTCTGATATTTTCAACCAAGCTAAAGTCAACTTTGACGAGCGATCTGAACTCGCCGAAATGCTCGGTAAGTCAATAGCCCGTAGACAGGATCAGTTAATCCTCGATGCGATGCTTGCGGCTTCTGCCGGATCAACAGTGGCTAACACTGTGGTGACTTCAGGATCAGCTTCTGCAAGTGATTTAAACGTGGGTAAAATTATTGCCGCAGGTAAGGCATTATCCGCTAAAAACGTGCCAATGACAGATCGTCACTTGGTGATCCACGCAAATAATATGGCTTCCTTATTGGGTGATGAAAGAGCAGTATCAAGCGACTTCATTCAACTTCAAGGGCTTGCCCGTGGGGAAATTTCGCAATTCGCCGGCTTCTCTATCCATATGATTGGTGACCGGGCTGAGGGTGGTCTTAACAAGGATGGTTCAAACGACAGAACCTGCTTTGCGTACCACACCAGTGCGGTTGGTATGGCGATGGGAATGGCTCCTAAGACGGAGATCAACTATGTCGCAAACCGTACATCATTCCTCGTAACATCAATGTTTTCAGCTAATGCGTTAGTAATCGATACAGACGGCTTAGTTGATGTAACTTGTAGGGAGAGCTAATCATGGCATTTAGTAGATCAGGATGGGGAACACTGGGCGGTCAGGCATTTGCCGGCACCCTCCCTGCACTTTACGTTTATACTTCTACCGATGCACATACTGCAATCGATGCGGCAGGTTACTTCAATGACCTAGCAGATACGCTTGTGGTGGGTGACATGATTATGATCCACGGTGCCACGGGCGGTACTCGTACCGTAACCATGCACATTGTGGTTTCAAATGATGGAACTGATGTAGACATCGGTGATGGAACTACAATTGGTGCTGTTTCAGACAGTGACTAATATTTAAGAACAGGTGGGGCAATCAAGCCCTACCACGACATTTGGGGTAGAGAATGGCGAGTGGTGATACAGACGTAATTATATGTTCTGAGGCATTACAACTTCTAGGCTCTACCTCTATTACTTCTTTCTCAGACGGATCCACTGCTGGGTCACTGTGCAACACGCTCTACCCCAGAGTAAAAGCTATGTCTCTTGGTATGTATCCGTGGAGTTTTTCACTAAAAAAAGTACAACTATCAGAGAGTTCTGGTGATCCGTTAACCTACTGGGCAAATTCTTTTACCCTCCCAAGCGATATGGCAAACGGAGTTCCTCGTAAAGTGTTTGCGTCAGCATCGGACAATGCCCCTCACCTAACAGAATATGAAATACAAGGAGCGGAACTTCTTACGCAGGAAAGTACAATCTTTGTCGATTATCAGGCAACTGTAGCTGAGGGTTCTATGCCGTCTTATTTCGTAACCTTTTTAGTCTACATGATGGCATGGCACTTAGCCGAACCGGTCACTGACCAAATAGCAAAAGCGCAGTTCTGGAAACAGGAAGCTGTGGGAACACCATTAGAAAATGGACGGGGTGGTTATTTTAGACAAGCAATGAATATTGACGGAGCCGGTCAATCAAGTTCAGTAATTGCTGATTATGTGTTGGTAGATGTCCGATGAGCCGAATAACAATGTATCAATCCAACTTTACACAGGGTGAAGTTGATCCGTTAATGCACGGACGAGTAGATATTGAACAATATTATTCTGCACTGGACAGAGCAAAAAATGTAATGATTATGCCCCAAGGGGGATTTGAACGTAGACCGGGGTCCAAGTTTATGTTTGATCTTACATCTCATTTGGGCAGCTATACGGCTCTTGCCGGGATACGATTAATACCGTTTGAGTTTAGCATAGATCAATCTTTTATGTTGTTGTTTGTAAAACAATCTTCTTCCGATGTACGGATGTTTGTCTTTGCCAACCAGGTACAAATCACCAATATTAACGGATCCGGCAATGACTATCTCAGCATAAATATGGGGGATATAGATCTCAGCAAAATAAATTTTACACAGTCGGCTGATACTCTTATTTTAGTTCAGGAAGATATGGCACCAAGGTCTATTGTACGAGGAGGTACAAATGCCACTTGGACCCATTCTACAATTTCACTAACATCTCCATTTTTTAATTTCACAACCTCTACATCTAATCCAAGTGCCACAATAACCCCGGATGCGGTTGATGGTACAGTTAAGATAACCGCTAGTTCAGGTGTGTTTAGCTCAGGCAATGTTAATCAATATATTAACGTATCTAATGGTTTTGGCAGAGCTAGAATTATAGAATTTGAAAGCTCAACGGTAGTAAAAACAATGGTGGAGATACCGTTTTTTGAAGCCAGTGTTGCTATAGCGTCTGGAGCTTGGGAGCTAGAGACAGGGTATGAGGAGGTCTTTTCATCAACCAAAGGATACCCTAGAACCTGCACATTCCATGAAGGAAGATTATTTTTTGGTGGGTCTAAGTCACTACCTAACACGTTGTTCGGATCGAAAGTGGGAGACTTCTTTAACTTTAAATCTAGTGAAGCTCTAGCGGATGACGCACTCTTTGTAACACTTAGTTCAGATAGTATTAACTCAATTAATGCCATACGGTCCGGTAGAGACTTACAAATCTTTACAAGTTCGGGTGAGTTCTTTATTCCACAGTCCACGTTGGATCCTATTACACCAAGTAATCTAGTGGTGAAATCCTCTACCAGGCGAGGTATAAAAGAAGGCATTAGACCGACTGGCACAGAAGCGGCTACTTTTTTCATACAGCGATCAGGTAAGTCTCTTAGAGAATTTTTATTTAGTGATAGTGACCTCAACTACAATTCTAACAATGTGTCCTTGTTTAGTTCACATTTACTGAAAGCCCCAACGAAAATGGCTCTCCGGTCTGCTACCTCCACAGACGATGGGGATTTGTTAATGATTGTTAATTCCACCGATGGAACAATGGCAGTCTATACTATGCTCCGTCCCCAGAACGTGGTTGCTCCTGTAGAGTGGGTGACTAATGGTGAGTACATTGACGTTGGGGTGGACGTAGAGGATATCTATACAGTTGTTAAAAGAACCATACCAACAAATCAAACAAAGTATTACTTAGAAGTATTTGACGATGACCGTACAACTGATGCGGCAATACAATATTTTTCTGGAGCAACCTCTCCAGATCAAAGTTTACCAAGCAACACAACTTGTGGCTCATTAAATCATTTAGAGGGATTAGCAGTGGATGTAGTACGGGATGATCTTGTCATCACTGGTAAGACTGTATCCTCTAATGCCATTACGATTGATCAAGCTCCTACGACTTATGTAGAGGTAGGATTGAGCTACGCAGTTGAGGTTAAAACTCTTCCGGCAGAGCCACGCCAACCGAGCGGTGTGGTCGTAAGTAGAAAACGTAGAATATTAGAGGCAACGCCTGTCCTCTTACTTTCCCAAAACCTTGCGATCAATGGTGTGGAGGTACCCTTCTCCCTGCTACCTGCTACTGCCGGAGCCTCATCTACAACATTCAGTGGACGTAAGCGTATATCTCCTATCTTGGGATATTCCGATGAAGCACAACTGACACTGACAATGACTACTCCACAATTCGTAACCGTCATCGGGTTGGAATACAAACTAAGTACAGGAGCATAATATGTCTTTTATGGCAGTAGCCGCAATTTCATCAGGAATATCAGCAATGGCTCAAATCAGAGCCGGATCCCTTGCCAAGCGACAGTATGAAGATAAAGCAAGACGGGAAAAGCTCCAAGCATCTATAGATGCTCTCAATGCAAAAAAACGGGGGGTAGAAGCCATAAGACGTACTAATGCTAGTTTAGCTAGTATTATAGCCGGAACACCCCGTACTGGGGTAAGCCCTGGCATAGGTACGGTAGCAGATCGAGGTATCTTTTTAGTTATGAAACCTGCGGCAGAAGATCTACGAAATGTAGCCTTTAACGCAAACATGGCATTAGCCGGTGGAGTAATGAGAGCAGAAGATGCAAGACTAGCCGGTCAACAGGCACAGCTTCAGGGATTTATAGGAGCGATGTCTACTATAGGATCTACGGCTATGTCTATGGACAGTTTAGGGTACGGATCAGAAAGTGTAGCCCCGGTGATATAGATGGCAGAAGTATTTAAACCATATCAATCAATAGGCGAGAGGTTTCAGAAAACCCAGATGCCGCAAGGGTTAGCCCTTCAAGAGGGTCGTAGAACTATGGCGGTTCTCTCTCAGTCTATGGATCGCATGACAAATTTTGCACTCCGTCAGATGGAGACACAGGCAAAAATTCAAGGTGCAGAGTTTGGTGTAGAGAATGCCCCTACCCTTAAAATGGTTCAGGATGCCAATGCAGAAAATACAGATGCCTTTGAGCAGTTTGATACGTCTACTGTTTTTGGTCGTGCGGCTAAAGATGCCGCAATTACAGTCTTAGAGAATGATGTTTATGTCACTGCTACCGAACAGATAAATGATACAGTCTTTCAGGCTACACTAAATAAAATAGAACCCTCCGCATTGAGAGATAGTCTCGACAGTATAATTATGGGGTATGAAGGTATCCTTAGTCCTACTGCTCCGGCATTAGCCAAGAAACTTACCGCCCGGTTAGGATTGTCTGCCGCTAGTCAGTTTAATGCCTATCAAAAAGCTAGTATTTCAGACGCTACGAATAGTATTAACTCTGGTCATTACACTTCAGTAGATAGACGAATTCAAAACCTTTCCTCTGAGCTAGATGCTTTGGTGGGAAGTAATAGTTTAAATAATGAGACAATTTCATTTTTAGAAACACGTTTTAACTCGTTTGTGCAAAGTGTTCCTGGAGCATACACAAAAAGTATGATTACCACTGAACTCGATAACTGGAATAAAGGTGTAAACTCTTGGGCTGAAGGTAAGATACTTAACTTTGCTTTAGAAAGCACTAATGCAAGTGTAGTAGCAAATAAGATTGTTGCCGGAAAGTCTCTTGGTAACGAAGAGATGGATAATATCTTTGGTCTTCAAAGATTAAACAATACAGACTTTAGACAGGCTGTAGCCACTAGAATTAGAAATGAAATAAGATTAAAAAGAGAAACAAACAGTGCATTAGAAAATATTGAAAGTGATACAAAAAAGAGACTTGGAGAAAATGCACGACTTGAGTTTATAAAACTTACAAAAAATCCAATGACTGAAGAACAGTACCAATCGGCATTAGGTCATATAGAAGTTGTTACTAAATATATAGGAGACACTGACGCTAACAGACTTACAACAATTCTAAAAGATACAAGAATACTTAACGATGGCACCAGACGAGCCGTCTCAGATACAACTGATATTAGGGTGGTACGAGTTTTAAATTTAGCTAGGCAAGGTGAATTAACATTTGCACAGCTTGAACGCGTACAGCATTTATTAGATGGGGATGATTTTGACTTAGCAACTACTGCAGTAGAAAACTCACTTAATGAAGATTATACGCAAGCGGTCAGAATACTTAAAAAGCTAGGGTATGACCCTAATGCAAACATTCTTGAAGATAAGGATGATGATTTTTTTAAAATTTCAAAAAAATTATATACAGAGGGTATTACAAAACTTGACGAAGCAATATCTCAAGCTAAGAAAAAAGATGAAGATGTGAATTTACAGTTTATTGCTAGTGAATTTGTTGCGACAAACGGGGAGTTACTACAGAAAAGAACTAATGAACTTTTGAAGAAACAAGCAGAAATAAATGCTAGTTCCCAAGTTGAATCAGTGATGCTTAAAGACCAATTGCAAGAGGAACTTATAAGTAAATTTACTGAGGGAGAGCATATTGCTAATTTGAAATTAATAGTGCGTTATATAAAAGCAAACAGAACTGATAATGAGGCTCTTAGAAAACTAAATTTACAGATTACTAAAGATAATGCACCAAAAAGAATAACAGCGTTTGAAAATATTATCAAAAGAGCGGAGGGAACCGAGTGACCACGCAAAATGATCTTGCTAGTGCAGTTGTCGATAGTAACGAAAGTGCCAAGAATGGTAATCATGTGTTTTCTATTCGCAACGGGGGTATGGCTCTAAACGTACAGCCAGATGGACCTTTTGATAGTCTGGAAAGCTTTGCTACTGGCTTTGCAGAAACACAAGCAGGTGTTGCAGAAAATAAGGCAGAAGTAGGCACTAATATAGGTCAGGGTGTCGTGGGTGCAGTGAAGGGTGTACCGCGAGGTATCTTTAATTTTGCAGAAGAATTTAACCGAACTTTCCTACCGGGTTATAACGAAAATGTAGTGCCGTGGATGGATGAGAATATTCCCGGTTTAAAAGATCTCAATGATTTCACAGCGAATATGTTGGAGTATGACAACAATGCCCAGACTATTGGAGGTCAGTATATTGGTGAGCCTGTAGGTGAGTTTGTAGCTCCCGGTGCAACTGTATCTAGAGGTGCTCAAGCAATGGGTATGGGTAATAAGTTTTTGGCTAATGTGTTGGGTTATGGAGCGACTGAGGCGATAGCAGTGCCGGCTGATGAGCAAGCTATGATATCTATGGGATTAGACCTTGCCCTTCCTAACTCTGAAATAAAGTCTCTTATTCTAGAAGGACTACAGGCAGACGAGGATGCCGCCTACATAATACAGAAATTACAGAAAGCCCCGGAGAACTTTCTTGGTGGTGGATATCTAGGTGAAAAGCTAGACCAGGCTATCTCAGGTATCGGAGCTCTATACACACGCATAAAGAACAGTCCGAAACTTAATGAGATGAAGAATAACGTCACTGAGAGCCTTATAAAAGCCGGAGATGATGCACAGGCTAGGATAGACGAAAACAAAGGCTCTACACAGCTAAATATGGGTATGGATCCTACGGCTCTTACGGATCAGGGTTTAGCTTTAATTAGCAAAATAATTAAAGGCAGAAAACAGGAAGGTACTCTTAAATCAGAATTTAATATAGAAAATGCTAAAGCTGAAATTGAAACGATTGCTAGACAACGATCTGGTGTAGATCCTAGTAAAAATGTCAAAATAAAAATTGAAGATATTCAAGGGCATTTAGATGAGGCACACAATATTTCTTATGGTAGACCATTAGATTTTTCTAATGCAGATGATAGGAAATTAGGCGGTGAAACTGCCGCTAAAGAAATATTAACAATGCTTACTAAACCTGTGTCTGGAAAAGGTTGGTATGATGATGACGTAGTAAAAACATTTAAAAGTTTAGCCGGCATACCAGGTGCTGAAAGTTTACGGAATAACGAAACACACAGAGTAATTTGGTCTGCTATTTCTGGTGCTATGTCTAATGGTAATGACGTACCATTGAATACCCGTATCGGTACTGCACAATTTCTCAAGTGGATTAAGACAGGTAAAATAGATACTTCACCTCCTCCACCAGGTACGACTATAGAGGGAGTTAAAAACGCAGGTTTTGGTAGAAGAGGCACGAATGTAGGACAATCTCTTGGTATTATTCAGTTTCTATTAGATAAGTTTGGTGAGGAAGGTTTTGCAGATTTTTGGTTATCTCCACACAGTTTAAAAGAATTGACAGATCTTAGAATCGAAGCAGGTCTTAAAGGTGGTCCAAGTTTAGGTGGCAAGCAAGGTGATATGCATTTAGGTGCTAAAATTATTGGCGATAAGACTGGTAACTTTTCTATGAACATAAACGGCTACGATGCCGCCACAAAAGACATTTGGTTTACAAGAGGTATTAGAAGGTACGAAGGAACATTTGAAACTAAAGGAAGGCTTCCTGATGGAACAGAATTAGGGCAACCAAAAAATATATCTGACAGACAGGATATGGAGGCATTTATAGAAGACCTTCAAAATAATCCTGCATTGAAAGAGCTTAACTTGTCAAAACAAGATATACAGGCTATATTGTGGTATAACGAACAGAACCTATATACGGAACTGGGAGTAAAATCGAGACCAAAAAGTTTTAGTGAAGGAGCGGAGACATTAAATGACCTTAAACCAGAAGGATCAGGAATTCAGCGAAGCGATGTTGTTGAAACTGAGATTGAACAGACAGACCCGGAACTCACAAACTTCCGATCAATCTCTAGGGGAAAACGAGCCGTCAGGCAAAACAGACGAATTCAGCAACTCAATAATTCAGACGGCGATGGCACGGCATCCCAACCTTACGGAGAAGAAAGCCAAGGAGATGTTGGACTTTATAGGGGGGTAACTTTTGAGCCTAATCCAGAGGTTTTATCTCGTTACAATGAAGCCGGATTAAACATACCAAGAATTACTAATGTCGAAACCTCGGCAAATGTAGACGATTATGTAACTGAGTTACAAAGTGTAATTGATACCCATCCATTCGGTGCTCAAGTTTCTCCACAAACACCTGAAACCTTAAAGGACGCAAAGCTATATAGAACCGAGCATGGTGGCGGTTTTGCTATAACATCAGAAGGAGATATTGTAGGTGTATTTAATAGTGCTAATAATCCACCAAAGACAATATATGCGACACTACAACTAGCAATTCGAGAAGGTGGTACACACTTAGATGCATTCAATACAATGCTTCCAGACGTTTATGAAACAGTCGGATTTAAACCAGTTTCTCGTGCGCAGTGGAATGATGAGTTTGCTCCTGACAATTGGAACAAGGAAACTTTTGCTGAATACAATAACGGAGAGCCGGATATAGTATTCTTTGTCCATGATCCAAATTATTTTGGTGGTGTTAATATCGAAGATTTGCCCGTCTCAAGTAGTTACGATGAAGCCAAATCCATACAAATGAAACTACTAGATGGAGGTGATGATGGCTGAATTTAGAGGAAAGTTAAAAGCACCTGCCGCTATTATCGATGCAACTATTAACAAGCTCAGAGACTTAGGTAGAAGTGCTGAAGCTGAGACATTCGGTAAAGACCTACCTACAGATACCCCAGAAGTTATCGGCAAGACTGTAGTTCTGCCAGACGCTAGAGATAAAGACATCGAAAGTTTGATGGAGGTATTTACAGACAATGGATACAAGGGTCCGGGTCTTAACATGGGTAGACTGGGCGATATTTTTGATGGGGAAGATATATTAATAGACGCTATAACATTGTACAAGGGTATGAAAAAAATGGAATTGGATGCCGACGATCCATCCTCTTATGATTTTCTAAACCAGTTAAAAGCACAAAACATAGAGCTGTTTAAGTTTGCCCGTAGAGGTAAAATGTCTATTGAAGACATGACAAAACTTGCTAACCAAATGGGATTGTTTGAGATTTCAAAAAAGACATTGATGCGTAAGCCCGGTGAAACGATGAAGCCAGAGGAGGTTTTAGGCGGTCTATTAATGATGAAACGTCTATCAGACGAAGCAAAGTATGGAGCGTCAAGTATTATAAAAAGAAAAGCAGAGGGTACAATTTCACAAGAAGAATTTGCAAGTGAATATAGGAAATTTCAAAAACTTAGAGTAATAACAGAAAATCTAGCCGCCCAAGTCAGTGGTGCTATGAGTGAAGCCGGACGTACATTAGCAGTCGGATCTCATGCCCAGAAAGTTATTGATATGGATACACGGTTAGGTATTGGCGGTAACTATGGTCCGTCTATGGATATGCAATCAGTCAGTGCTACAAACCAAATACTATCGGAGCTAGAAGAAAAAGAAGCACTTTATGACCTAGCTGTTGTAGCCACTTTACCGAGCAGACGTACCCCAGATTATCTTTCAAAGACGGCAACGTATGGACGTAAGACAATAGATTTTATGATGGAAGCCTACATTAATGCCCTTCTCTCTTCACCAGTAACGCACACAGTAAACGTAGCCGGTAATAGTGCCTTTCAACTTCAACGCTTAGCTGAAACAGGTGTAGCCGGTGTTATTGGAAATATTAGAAGAGACTTTTTTGGTGCCGGTGATGACCGGGCAACGTTAATAGAAACACAAGCGTTTCTGCATGGATCTCTTATGGCTCAGAAGGATGCGTTTAAACTTATGGCTCGTACAATGGTAACGGGTGAAAGTGGCGATCTTATGTCTAAGTTAGATATCAGAGAACTAGCATTAGGTGATACAAACAATATCGCAGATATCATGGAGCAGGTACAGCAGGGTAATTTTATGCCGGCTTTTATAAATATTATGGGTATTGCTACAAGACTACCTGGACGATTTCTAGCGGCTGAAGATGAATATTTTAAGGTAATGATACGCAGAAGAGTACGTTATCAGGAGGCATACAGAGCACAGCATATAGAATTTGAGAAACGATTAAGTGCAGGTTTTAGTCAAGACGAGGCACAAGAGTATGCTTCAGCAATGTACACTAAATATTTAAATGATCCACCGCCAGATGTTTTAAAAAGAGAAAGAGAGGTATCACTTAAGGAAACCTTTCAAGCACCAATTACAGCCGATGGACGTTTCATGGGGACTATAGCTCAAGGCGGCAACTCATTATTTAATAATCATGTAGCTAAAGTTTTAGGTGTACCATTTTTCAAAACACCAACTAATATTTTCAAGGAAGTCGCAGACAGATCTATAAACCCGTACCCTACTATGAAAGCATTAATTAAAGGTGAAGGTCGTGAGTTTGATGAGGCACTTAGTAAACTTATAACCGGGTGGGGTGTTATAGGATCTATGATTGCCCTAACATCGGGATACTACGGAGATGATGTTATCGTAACCGGTACAGGTCCGGGTAATAGGAAGGCTAGAGCTATTTACAACAAGGGGGCAAACGTACCCTCTACCTCTATAGGTATTAAGCAAGATGATGACACCTATAAGTTCTATTCCTTCAATAGATTTGATCCTATTTCTATGCTTTTAGTTGCGGCGGCAGATTACAATAACTTTGTAGAATATAACCAAGATGCTGATTTACAGGAAAAGTTACTTAATTCTTTGCTTATGACTACAATGGAATATTCATCCAATATACCGTTCATGCAAGGATTAGCTGAAATGCAGGAAATACTTGGCAATAAATATGATGACGCAGAAAACAGAGGAGAAGCTTTTATGCGTTATTTAGGCAGACGAGGAGCAGGATTTGCTACGGCTGTCGGCGGTCAAGTAGAAACATCAACCAGTCTTGGATTAGGTCCATTAGCAAGAAACTTTGTTGATTATCCTTTTATGGGAACTACTTCCTTCCAAGCCACACTTGAAAGGTTAAGTGATCCTTTTAAATCTAATACCATGCTAACAGACGATCAGATAAACAGTATGCGAATAGAAGATATAAGTCCTTTTTGGAAAGGATGGTTAGAGGTATTAAATCAAGCAAGAGCAAGGCATCCACTTTTTTCTCAGAATACATACGATGATGTAAATTTTTGGAATGAACCAATTATGCAGATGGATGAGGAACAGCTAAAGAAAAATGGAAAACTTATCCAATCCTTCAACCCAATGAGAATTCAAACAGGAGCGTATGACCAAGTAGACTTAGAACTAATGAGACTTTCTCAGTTAGGCTTTGGTGAGTTTAGTTTTCACCCACGCAAGGTAGCCGGTTATGCTATGACAGCCGAAGAGTATTTAAGTTATGTTGATGCCGTCAACAACTCTGATATGGACGGTAATATGCCTGGTGATGACTTTTATGATGTAAACATGACGTTACGCAATAGATTAAATACAATAGTTACAGACCCGAATGCCGATGAACATTTAGAATATATCGGTCTGCCTGATGATGAAAAGTTTAAAAGACTTAATGATATACTGGGTGACCACAGAGATGCGGCTAAGATGAGTGTAATGACGCAAGGTCGATTAAATCGCTTGTACAGGATCGACAATCCAGAAAAGGATGGATATTCACTTGGTAATTAAGTATAAATACTAGAAGGTAGTTTTAGAATGACAAACATAACGAGCACAGTAAGATGGAAAAGTTATACCGGGAATGGTAGTGCCGGACCCTTTGAGTTTGCTTTTCAAATAAATGCTCATACTGAAGTTAAAGTGTATGTTGACAGTACATTAAAAACTGCCGGAACCCATTACAATGTGGAGAACTCTAGTTCTGAAACTTCCAAGATAAATACGGACGGAACGGGTAGAGTAAGATTTACTTCAAGTAATTTCCCCACCTCTTCCCAAACAATAACGATTGTATCGAATGTTCCTCTAGCGAGAACGTCAGTCTATAGCACAGGTGGACCCATTACTGCTGCATCACTGGAAACAGACTTTGATACAAGCCTTATGGTTCAACAGCAAATTGATAAGAAACTGGACCGAGCACTTGTAGCCCCGGAATATGATATAGATACAATATCAATGACACTCCCGGATAAAGCCTCCAGGTTAGGAACGGTGCTAGGTTTTAATGCCACAACCGGCAACCCGGAAGCCGGACCCACTATTGCAAATGTAAACTCTCTCTCAGCTATTACCGCCAATATCAACACTGTAGCCGGCATATCATCTAACGTCACAACAGTAGCCGGTATTAGTTCTAATGTAACAACTGTTGCCGGTATAGCATCTAGTGTTTCTTCTGTTGCAGGAGTAGCTTCACTTATAACCAGTGACTTTGTATCTGATCTCAATACCTTGGCTACCAGTGATATAGTGTCAGACTTAAATACGTTAGCCACCAGTGATGTGGTAAGTGATCTTAATACGTTAGCTACAAGCGATATAGTGTCAGACTTAAACACCCTTGCAACCAGTGATATTGTGAGTGATCTGAATACCCTCGCCACTGCCGATATAGTAAGTGACCTCAATACCCTAGCTACCTCCGATATTGTTACAGACCTTAATCTCCTGGCTACAAGTGCCATTGTGGAGGACTTAAACCTTTTGGCTACAAGTTCAGTGATTGCGGATATGGCTTCTCTTGCAGGATCAGGAGCTAATCCTAACATAACTACATTAACTGCTAGTGGTGAGATAGTGGCGGCATCTTTGGATATTTCTGGCAATGTTGATGTAGATGGTACATTAGAAGCTGATGCTATGACGCTCAATGGTACAGCTATAACTACAACAGCAACACTATCTACAGGTATATCAAATGGTAATCTTCCAGTTTTTACTTCTGGTGTTGCTGATGATGATTTTCTTAGAGTGTCAGGTACATCAATAGAAGGTAGGAGTGCTTCAGAAGTTCTTAGTGATATTGGTGGGCAAGCCTCTTTAACTTTTGGAATTAGCAATACGAATGCAGTTAAGGTGGATAGCAGTTCAGTAGCAGATGATGAGTATGCTCGTTTTACAGCCAACGGATTAGAGAGTAGAAGTACAGCAGAAGTGTTGAGTGACATTGGTGCTCAGGCTTCACTAACCTTTGGAATATCAAATACCAATGCCGTTAAGATTGATAGTGCTTCTGTTGCTGATGATGAATATGCAAGATTTACAGCAAATGGTTTAGAGAGCAGAAGTACCTCTGAGGTTCTTTCTGACATTGGAGCAACAACGGCAACTGCGGCGGCTGACGAAGCTACAGCCTTGGCGATAGCGTTAGGAGGATAAGATGCCAAATAATTTTCGTGTAATCACAAGGGATGTTTGTCCTGCTAGTGCAGGAACTCCAGAAACTTTGTATACAGTACAGTCAGGAAGTACGATAGTTGTTCTGGGATTAAACTTAGCAAATGTACATACTGCACAGGTTACAGCTAGTGTTACTCTTGTAAGTACAACTACTCAAACATCACAGACACAGAATACAACAGCTCATATTATCAAGGATGCACCCATACCAAGTGGATCTACTCTTTCAGTGCTTGATGGAAAGATAATATTGAATGTTGGTGATATTATAAAGATTGATTGTTCAGTGGCAGATAAGATTTCAGCAACAATGAGTTATATGGAGCAAACCTAATGGCAGGATATATAGGAAGTAAAGCTGTTCTTCTTAGTACCACTGCGGCAGAAGTTAGTGGTGATGCTGACATCGGTGGTAGTTTATTAGTTGATACGATAAAAGGTGATAATGGTACTACGGCTATGACTATTGATAGTTCTGGTCATGTGACTATGCCTAAACAATCTGCTTTTTTAGTTACCAAATCTGCTAGTCAAGACTTTGATAGAAATGTTGACACAACTATTACCTTTGACACGGAGGTCTTTGACAACAATGCAGATTTTTCATCAAACACATTCACTGCAGCTGTAACAGGAAAATACCAATTTAACGCTCATGTAAGAATAGATTTGGTTGATAATGGTGCTGAATATTATTTGTTATATATTAGAACTTCTAACAGGGATCATTATAAATTATTATCAACAGACGACTTTAGTTCAGACCCTGCTTTTTGGACTTGGAGTAGTTCTTTTTTGACGGACATGGATGCAAGTGACACTGCATATCTTCAAATTAAACAGTATGGTGGCAGTCCCAACCACAGTCACGTAGAAGGTACTGGAACATGGACAAATTTTTCTGGTTATTTAGTGTGTTAAGGAGAAATAAATGGCAAAACTAACATTAACTGTAGAACTTACAGACACAGAACAAACAATTCTGAAGAATGATTTGCTAGACCTAGATGCGTGGTTACAGGCGGCAATGACAGGCAAGGTAAATAACTGTTGGAAAAGGATGCAGTCTGAGTGGACAACGAAACTTATGAATGATGATAGCTTTACTGACCCAATCCCAAGTTCACAAGATAAGTTTGTTGAGATGGTCACAAAACGGAGTGACTACAAAGATAGAGCCGCAAGAGATAAAGCAAGTGAGATAGGATAAATCATGGCAGGATATTTAGGAAACATACCCACCCCACAAGCTACACAAACAAGAGATACTTTCACTGCTACTTCTGGGCAAACTTCTTTTGCTACCAGTGGATATACTGTAGGTATGTTAGACGTATATCTTAATGGAATTAAATTAGCTTCAGCAGACTTTACAGCTGCGAATGGGTCTGATGTTGTTCTTGCAAGTGGTGCTAGTACTGGGGATATTTTAGAGGTTGTGAGCTTCTCAACATTTGAAACTAATGGTGGAGTTTTCACTGGTGACTTTAGTGTAGATAGTCCTACGTTCAAAGTGGATAGTTCTAATAATCGCATAGGTTTGGGAATAGCAAGCCCAAC